TAGCACTGGTGAGACTACAGTAACTACTGGTACTACAGAAGAAACTCACAATGTTGAACCAGCTCATGAAGAAACTCACACTGAAGTAACTCCAGCTCCTGCAACTACAGGTGAAACTGTTGCAGTAACTCCTAGCACTTCTGAAACACATACTGAACAACCAGCTCCTGCTACTCATGAAGAAACTACTGTAGCTACTACAACTCCAGCTGCTACTCCTAGCAATGAAACTACTACAGTAACTACTCCTGAAACAGCTCCAGTATCTGGTACTACAGAAGAAACTCATACAGCTGAACCAGCTCATGAAGAAACTCATACTGAAGCAACTCCTGCTCAACCAGCTGCTCCGGCTACTACTGGAAATACAGCTTCTTCTACAGCTGCAAATTCTGAAACTGAAGAAGAATTAGACCCTAATATGATGCTTGACGCTTATAATGAAGGTGCAAACTAATAATTTGGGAAATATTCTCAGCCTCAATTTTTCGAAACATATTAGTAGCGAGTATAATGTTTGTTCGTTAGAATAATATTTTGAAAGGAGAAATCAATAATGGCTCTTTCTATCCAAGCCCAATTGAAAAAAGTATTGGCACCTTTTGCAAAAGCAGTTGGTGTTGATATCAAAAAATTAAAAGACAGTAAACAAGATAAACTTAAAGCTGGTGCTAACATCCAAATTACTGAAGACGGTACAATCTCCGCTACAGGTTCTGGTGAAGCTGCTGATTTAAGTGCTTATTCTACTACTGAACAAGTTACAACTTTAATTGATGGTAAAGTTGCTGGTTTAGTTAAAGCTGACGCTTTAGATACTAAGTTGGCTAACTATGCTACCAATGCTGCTGTACTAACTCAATTAGAAGGTTATGCTAAAACTACCGAAGTTCAACCTAAATTGACTGCTGGTGAAGGCGTAGCTATCTCTGAAGCTGGTGTAATCAGTGCAACTGTTGCTGCTCCTGATTTGACAGGTTATGTAAAAACTGAAGCTTTAGATGCTGCTTTAAATCTTGGTGAACTTGATTTGGTTGCTGAATATGAAGCTGGTAAAACTGGTACTGCAACTACTGAAGCTGCTGCTTCTAGTGAGACTGAAGGAATTGTATATCATGCAGCTCCACCTGCACAATAATAGCTTAATCTAATAAAATTGAATATACAATAAAGTAATACTAATGAGAGATGATCATTACGATCATCTCTCCTTTATTTAAATTTCTGAAAGGAGAAATCTAAACATGGCTGAATTTAAAAAAGCTATTGAGAAAACTCTTAAACCTTTTGCTCGTAAAGTAGGTTCTGATATTAAAGGTATTGAATCTAAAGTATTTGTTGGCAAACCAATTAACGTAGTAGAATTCGGTATTGATAATACTGGTGCCACTGATGTAACTGCAAAGTTAAATGAACTTTTCCGAAAAGTACGTGATGAGAATTATACAGAAGTAATATTCCCAGATGGTACTTATAAAGTTAATGGTATCGTTGATGTAACTATTCCTAGCGATCGTCAAAAATATTTATATATTCATGCTCAAAATAGATATAAAGCTAAAATTGAAATGCATGGTACTAGAGAAATGGGAGCAAATAGCTATCTTGTTGTCGGTTTCCGATTAAATCCTGAGAATTTTGAAGAAACTACAACTCGTGGTTACAATGTAAGATTTGATGGCTTTATTATGGAAGGTCATGAGTTACCTGCAAGCGGGTCTGAGTCCAAAACTCAATCTATCTATAGTATTTTTACTAATCAAGATAGTCATGGTAATTTTGCTATGAGCGAGTATAAGTTATATAACTTTACTTGTACTAATATGGAATTTATTGGTACAAATTATTCCTTAAGTTTATATTGTTCTATCTTTGATGCTGAATTTAAAAATCTTCATATCGAGAATGTATCATATCCTTTAGATTTAAATGGCTCCTATTCTAATAATAATAGTTTAGAGAATATTGTATTTAAAAACTGTGAAAATGCAATCAATGCCATTGTTAAGTCTACTGTTAAGAATATCGATATCATTTATGATAATGAAGAAGTATTCAAAGACAATACCCCTAATAACTCATTTACGCCATATCTATTATCCAATTTATCAATTAAAGGTTACTATAATCTTCAGTCATTTACTGATATCCTTACGATTAATGCACCTGACGTATGTACAATATCTGATATTAGATTGGATTTGAAGCCTACAAATTTAGAAGCAGCAATTGTGGCTGACTACATACCTTCGTTTATTAGTATAAACAAATTTAATTCTGAGGCTGGCTTGATTAATATATCAGAGGTAGTATTTGATAAATTCGAAGAGATCTTTGCTGACGCATTTGAGAAATTCCCTAAATTTGCATTCATCAATACCAATATTCCAGTTTCATTACATGGGTTAACTGAATCCGATCATTTAAAGTTCTTCCAAGAAAAAGCTGTAAATGCAACTTATGAGAAAATAGGCTCTTATAATCAAAGCTATAATACTAAGAATGAATCATTTAAACCAAGACCATATCTTGGTACTGACCGTAATATGAATGGTACTGGCGCTGCAATAGATTCCGTGTTCGGTGCAATTTATCTAGCATCTTCTGAAGGTACACCGGTAACTGGTAAGGGCGGTGAGGATTATTCTGAAAACACTGCAGGTGTTAGAGGTGATATCTTTACTGAATTAGAGCCAGAAAAATATGGTCACTTCGCATACGTTTCTACATTTGAAAATTCTAAAGATAGTTCTAATATTAGTAAAGATACATTAACATCCTTTACATACAATACAGAAAATAAATTATATACTGCTACTTTCACAGAATTGCCAAAAATAAAAGATGGTACTATGGAAGGTAAAGTTGTTAATGTTGGATCTATCTTAGAAAATACAGATTCTGGTATATCCGTCCAATTTGAAATTACCGCAGTAGATGAGGAGGCTAAAACTCTTACATTAAAGCCTAATATTGAAAAATTAGATGGATATACTCATCCATATAGTATGGGGAATGCTAGCGGTCAAATATTTAATTATGGGTATAAAATTAGAGTACGTAAAATTAACCGTATGAAAAATATGACATACGTGACTGTACCAATTATTCATTCTGGGGCTACCGAAAACCGTCCAACTGAGCACTTGGTTGTTGGTCAAATGTACTTTGACACCACTCTAGGTGCACCTGTATTCTGGAATGGTACAGAATGGATCCAAGGTAATAATGGTGGTAGTGGTGGTTCTGTAGATACATCTAATTTAGTAACTAAATCAGAATTTAATACGACATTGAATGCTATTAATGAAAAGCTTAAAGAATTACGTGGAGGTAACCAATAATGCCAGACACTTCTAATCAAATCATTCAAACACTAGAAGCTATTCATAATGATATTAAAGCTGCTAAGAATACTTTAAAAGAAAATAACGTAGAGTTGATTTCCAACTCTACTTCCACTTTAAGTACAGAGATTAATAAGATTCCTACTACTATTAAAGAATCTAGAGAATTATTAGGATTCAATAATGGTTCAATGTCTTTAAGTGGTGGTTTCTTATTTGATCCTAGATCATATTATATAGATAAAGTAAATGCTACTATATTAGAAACTGACGATGGTACATATACTGTACCTAAAAATAAAGATTTTAGATTATCATTATCAAAATTACCAAATCCAACAGATTCTTCTAAAGCTACAATGACATCTCTTGGTTATTATAAATATAAATTAAATGCAGATCCTTCTAATATTTCTTCTATATTAAATAGATTGACTAAAGATTATATGTTTGGTACTCTTAAAAATTTATCTAGTTGGAGTAACTCGGCTCCAAATATCGATTTATATATACATGATACCAATAATGTTATAAATATAGATACTAATAATATTGCTACTATTAATAATTTTAGTATGCCAGGATATTATGGTAAATTATTTATAAATGATAAAGAAATTACAAAAGTTAAGACTAATGAATTCACATTTTCTACTAATCTAAATATTACAGATGTAGAGTGTGATAAAATGATTATAAAATCAGATTCTATGTATCATATATTTAGTAAATTTACTGATATGAATATGGAAGGATTCCAAGAATTAACTAGTGAGCAATCTGCAAGATTTAATTCTCAAGAGCCTGCATTAAAAATTAAAATGAATGATGTTAATTTTGAATTTAATGCATTATCAGAAAAAACACATTTTAATTCTATTTCTAGATATTTTATAGATCCAGTAGATATTCCTAGTAGTTTATCTAGTAAAAACCATGATAGAATACAAATTTTTGTAGAAGAAAATGAAAGTAATATCGCTAAATTACATACTAAAGATGTGATGCTTAACGTATTACAATTCATCAAAGTTAGTAATCTAGATGGCACTAAAATTTATAGTTATAAAGAAAATAAATTTATTCCAAAGAATGAATTTACTAATATTGCATATAATTTAGAATATGACGATTGGAGTCCATACGTAAATTATGAACACTATGTATTAAATAGAGTTGTTTGCTGTCCTAGTGTTTCAGAAAATGATACACTAAAACAAGAAACTTATGCTCCAGTAAATGTGCCATCATTCTGCTTTAGTATGGTTGAAGAAAATGGATATATACGTTGGACATATAATAATGATAATATGATAACATTTTTAAAAAATGCACCAGATTGTTATGATTTCGATTTATTCTCATATAGACAAAATCTTATTGGTATGATGTTAGGTAACACAGTTAGACGAGAAAAAGAACTTAAATTTAACTGTCCACCTAATAGTGATAATAAATTATTAATGCCATTATTATATTTTGGATGTGGAAAATTAAGTGGAGCTAGCTATGGTGCTAGTATATTAAATAAAGTTATTATAGATAAATGTGGTTATGATGATATTGATGGTAAAAAGACACTTGTAGATAACGGTTATAACCATTGTGGTTTACTTTTAGCATCACCATATGATACTAAATTTACTAATTATAGTGGAGAAATGCTAGAATCTGCATCTTTATCAGATGGCGTTATTACGTATAATGAAAACATAAAAACAGTTAAATTTAAAGAAAATTCTACAGCATATGTATCATTAATAGTTTGCCAAGAACCATATTTAAGACATACTGAAATGAATCCTGATGGATCTGGTACTTTCTTTAAATTAACTCCTCCAGCTGAACCTGCTAAATTTATTTTTACAAATACAACTAAAGTAAAATCAGTAAATGATATTTTATTAACAGCAGGTGGTCAAGATGTTGTTTTAGGACCATATTCGACTAATACTTTAGCTAAAATATGGGACAAATTTATTAATGTATTAGTACCAGAAGATTATCCTGGTCTAGGTACTTATGAATTTGAACACTATAGACTTCCTGTCTATAACTTAGATAAAACTAAAAAATATAACTACTCTAAGAAAGCATGGGAACCTATCACTGCATTAACAGATGATTCTAAACAATTATCTGAAATATATCCTAATTATTATGATAAAATTCCTTCTGGATTAACTGGTGTTACAACTGCAGGTTCTGTAATTGAATATTAATTTAGATAACTAATATAACAATATCCCAGAAGAGGATTAACCTCTTCTGGGTTTTCTTTTACAATATAGTAATTGAAAGGAGAAATTTATTATGAAAATATCAAAAGACTTTACAGAAATGCTTAAGCAATCTTTCAGACACATTGGTAGCGATATCAATGCACAAAGACCAGCCACATTGTCTGATCAAACAAATATTACTTTTCTTAAGACTATAGAAATAGATAAGACTGTAGTTAATCAATGTCAAGGGTTTACATATGATCCAACATCTAAGAGATTTATCTTAGGGTGCTGTAGCCAAGATAACTCTAAACAACGTATCTATGAATTAGATGCCGATATGAATATTGTTAAATTTACTGATTTTGAAGGTATGGATAAACTAGGTCATGTTAATACATTATTTATGGATGGTGAAACTATTAGAGCTACGAATGGTGCAGCTAACGGTAGTCGTATTTATAATATTAACCGTAATGATTCTGGGGATCTTGTTTTAGGAGAATTTAGAGATTATCCTGATAAGTGCTTTAATATCGGTAAAGACTTAGATGGTTCTGGTAGATATATCTCTATCGTTCCAGGTGAAGATAGTAAGTCTCGTAAAATAAGAATCTATACTGATAATACAATGACTACTAAACAAGAATACATTGTACAAGTAGATGAAACTAATCTAGACTCTAATGGTGCATATCTTAAAGGTGATACAATCATCTTTGCTGTTGCACGTAGACTTATCGAATGTCGTCTAATTGGTAAAGAATTTAAAGTTATTAGAGAAATTGAAATGGAGCCATATTGTGAAATTGAGGACTTTGTTTACGTTAATGGCGATATTTATATGTGTGCCAATTCTCATGATTACGTTCGGATTTATAAGTATTCTTCTAAAAGGTCTTATTATAATCATATCAATAATGATTATCTTAATAATGGTATTACGGTTGGTAATCAGGTAGGCTACCATGGTAGAACTACTGATGGTAATGCATTAGTTATTGCTAAGGTCAATAATAAAAACAATCTAGAGCTTGGTGATAAGAGAGCTAATACAACAGTGATTGGTAAAGAGTTTAAGCACTATAATGGTAATAACTCTTATACTGTATTAACTACAGCTCATTATAATACTGCTATATATAATAAGGTTACTATGGATGAAAAACTTAAGGCTCTTGATGACCGCATTAAAGCTCTTGAGGCTAAATAACAATAACTTTATTGCCCCTAAACATTAGAGTATAAGACAATTATTACTCTATAGGAGGTCACTATGGGTATGAAAAATGTAGGAGCGTTCCTAAAGGAAGAAGGAACGTCTCTTATTTTTAAAGGGGATGGAGAACTAGTATTCTATATCCCAGAGAATTATTTTAGAAATGATGGTCATATGAAGTATGCTGAAGAAGCTGGTGAATATGTAAATACATTAGGACTATTCTCTTATGAAGTATTTGATTCTAAAGGGAAGTCTATCTACGGTATTAAGTTATTCAGCCATCCAGTTCTTATATCTACTATGCCATCATCTATTGAAAAGGTAAAA